AGAAGAAGAATCGTCATTAGCCCTATTTAAATATAACTTTTTAGGAATTATTGTCAATTAATGATTTAGGTGCGACACTTTGTCCCATTGACTTATGGGATTTAATAGGATATAATGAGATATTAAATAAATCAAAAGATTTATTTTGCTCTTTAAAAAGTAAATAGAAAGGAAAAACAAAAAATGGCGACTAAGAAAGAAACTTTAGAGTTCGGTTGGAAATTCAATGAACCCTATAGAAAAGTAATCATAAACAAAGCTCCCGACAGTGACGACTTCTACCTACAAGTATTTGAGTATGAGTGGATGGAAGTTCATGGTAGAACTGAAATTAAAAGAAGAGATCTCATGATCAACGCGGTAGTTGAATCCGTCGACATACTTTATCAAGACTAAGAATCAGGGGGCTTCGGCCCCCTTTTTATTTTCCTATAGATATTTTAAACTGAAAGTGATTTATGTTTTTGTAAATTCGACAAAACAGAGGTAACCACGTAACCTGAGTCAAAAACCATTATAAATCAACAATAGTACGGTTACTTCTATGACGTAACCACAGGTAACCACAGGTAACTCACTCTATATGTCTTTTTTGAACTGAAAGTAGTATTATTAATTATAATATTGAATTAAAAAATTCTATACAGAATTGTAAAAGTGTATTAAAGTAAAAAAATGCCTAAGATTAAAAATGGTGAACTGTCACCTAAACAAAAGAGATTTGTTGAGATATTTGTAAAAGAGAATGGTCGTTTAACCGCCACAGAATGTGCAAGACAGGCTGGATATTCTGAGCGTTCAGCGGTATCTCAAGCGTGTAATTTAAGAAACCCTAAATACTTCCCTAACGTTGTCAAAGCCATTGAGGACTTACAGCGAGAGTATGCAGAGGCTAGTAAGATTACTTTTGTCAGCCACCAGCGTGAGTTATCAAGACTAAGAGAACAGGCTGTCGCTAACGGTCAGTTAGGCCCAGCGGTTCAGGCAGAGTATCGTCGTGGTCAGTTAGCTGGTTTTTATATTGACCGCAAAGAAGTTGTGACCGCCTCACTTGACAACATGACTAGACCTGAGTTGGAAGCCAAGTTAAAAGAGATTAGAGATCACAACGTCATTAACGGCGAGTCTATCGGTATGGAAGTTAAAGTTATCGAAGCCCCTGAAGATTAGTCATTATTCTCTACCAACTTTTTTAATAGATCCATTATCCATTCTATCATACTTACTCCTTTCTATTTACTAACCTTATAATCGTCCTGAGTAAAGCTATCATAGTCTTTGGTAGCATTGTACTTACATTGAGCGGAACACCACCTTTGAAACTTACTCATATATGATTCTTTATTGCAATGATAACACTTTCGCTTCATTAGTTTCTCACCGCTATTTTTTTTGATTATGTAGTCAGGTTGTACATTGTCGTACGAATACTTGCCCTTCATTAGTTTATAAAGCCTTGCGCTATCATCATTCTATACAATCCTTCTAACTTATCAATCAGCTCGTTATACTTCTCTCTGTCAGGGGTATTGTCTGGGGCGTGTTTATCTCGTAGCTTCTCAATATCCTTGACTATGTCCTCTATCCTACTGTTCACTTTCATCCTCATCCTCAACCACCGTAAATTTATGTGTGTAATCATCATAACCCTCAGGAGTGACCCTGATAGTTAAATTACCATTGTCATAGTCAGACATTTCTAATCTTATGTCATAACCCTTAAAGTTTAACCAAGTCACATCTTCATTGATGTCCTCTACATTTTTTAAATTACTCATTTTCATCCTCATCCTCACTATCAGGTATCACAAAAGTATAACCCACTATACCCTCATCCACCCTATTTCTGTACCATTGAACAGGGCATTGGTCTAGCCAATCAAAAAATTCTTCAGGCATATCTGTCATTTCTTATTCCTTTCTTCATAAAGTTTATCTCGCAGTTTCCAAAAAACGTCGTCTATCTCATTAACACCCAAATCATAATAATCTACCATGTTTGAAAAATCATTAATTGTCATCTCAGATATTTCACGTTCAATTTCATTAAGTTGCTCTTCTTTCTCTTGCTCGTCCATTATCCAATCTTTAAATTTACTCATTCTTCATAACTCCTTTCTGAATCATAAAATAATTCTGACATTTCTATTTCATGATTAAAATTAATTTTTTTAGCGTCGCAAAAATGTCTCAGATCACAGAGGACATCTGCAACACGATAATATTCATCCTCACTATCTTTGCCCCTCAAACCCAAAAGATTTTTAATTTTCTTTACTCTGTCTTTGTTGTTCATTGTTTGCTCTCCTCCCATTTAAGAGCATTATCTGAATACTCCATTATCTTATCAGCAACTGTTTGATAATCTTCATCATCTAACAATTCTTGAGTAAGTCTTGTTTCTCCAAATGCTATCTCAAATATCTCTCTTATAAATTGCTCTTTGTTCATTATCCCTCCCTTGATGATAAATAATGTTCAATATGAGCATCAATCACATCCCAACTAACTCCAATGGTGGCGTCGTGCTTATGCAATAATCTATATAAAATATCTCTACATTCATCATCAGTTAATTTAGTTTCTTCTTTTCTATTTTTTAATTGCATTTTAACATCATCAGTAGTCCATTCTAACGATATTGTATCTTCATCTATTACTCTCATTGTTCACTCCTTCAATAATTATCTCAAATTTATAGGACTTTATATTATTGTCAAATTATTTTTATTAACTACTTGCAATTTTATGGGAAATGATTATATTAAAAATACGATTAGTTCGGAGTACCAAATCGTTAAGTAAGGAACTCTAGGTTTTTGTGCGTTTCCCCTCACCTGAAACGCACACAACAGAAAGGAAAAAAATATGGGTGATAGAGTAAGTATATCATTTAAGGATAGTGACGGCGGAGAATCTCCAGCACTATTTCATCATTGGGGCGGAACGGATTTTCCTAAAAATGCTTTAGCGTGGTTTAAAGCATTTAAGAGTAAATCTGAAGCCGAAAGTAAAGCTAATTGGAGTACCCCTATAAGCAGATTAGAGGCGAGAATAATGTTAGCTCAATTTTTATCTTATTTAGGAAAAGAGAAAGTTGAGCGTCAAGTTAAAAAACTTGTTTATTATGACGGCGACAATCTAACATCAGGAGTAAAAGAAGTTCTTTATGATGATGATGTTTTAAGTGACAGTATTTATATGGGGGTTGATAAAAATGACGGCGATAATAGTGATAATGGTCATTATGTTATACATACTGATACCGCTACAATGGAAATAGCAAAAAGACCTATGGAGGACTACGAGTAATATTTAAAAGTTTGCGGTCAACCTTTCTTGATCTTCGCAAATCTTATGACCGCGAGAAAAGGGCGAGTTTATTTGTTCTCGCCCTTTTTTAATTCTTGACTTCTATCCCAATAATTTATATTTTTATATTAATGAGAAAGGAATATAATATGACTAAATATTGTAAGACTTGCGGAAGCTCTGTTGGTAATTATGGTTATGGCGGAAGGCGTTATTATGATAATTACGTTTTTAAAAGATCAGGTAAGATTGCAAAAGATAATGTAATTAAATCTATTCCCAGCGAATATAATCCTAAATACAACGAGGGCGAAAAAAAAGTTGAGTGGGTAATACCAAACAACTCTAGGGCAGTCGGTTTATTTTGTAAACTAGATTGTCTTTATACTTTCATGGAGGCTAGAAATCAAGAGATTAATAGTATTCCTGATTTACATTATCTGAATGGAGGTACTAACAATGGCAGATAATCGACTAAGACTTAACAACTCTAAAAGAGTGGCGTTGAAAAAAGAGCATTGGCGCGTAGTCAATCAAACGCCGAGTGAATTAAAAGATAATTTACTCAGCGCGAGTACAAGATTTTATTCGGCGCAACAAGACGCTCATAAGATCATAGAGGCTGAGGTTGAGAAAAGATATCCCAAAGCTGATCGTGATGTCCTGAGAAAATATAATAGTAGTGATC